CGAATGGTGGAAAAACATGAAGTTTTCTGAATACAATAGAGGTGTAATACAGACAACTATTCGTGCATGTCCTTCTATGGACGATTGGTTAAAGACTGGTTGGTATCTTTGTGCAAATAGAGATATGATTGTTAAGAATGGACATGGTGTTGATGACAATGATGACGATTCTATAAAAATGTCAACTCATGAGTTTGGTACGGGACATGAAATGGCCTCACCAGCACACCCAGCTGCACAAATGGGACATGCATTTCAATATCTACATGATGACGAAGCACCAGTAAGAGGTGCATTTAAAATGAGAAATCCTTGGAACATAACAACACCGCCTGGATATTCTTGTCTTTATCTAGACCCATTCTTATTTCAAAACAAATTCTTTGCAACATGGCAAGGTATTATTGATACAGATAAATTCAATGCAAACTATGATAATGCACAAATAATATTCTATCCTCGTGTAGGACATTCCTTTGTTATACCAAAAGGAACACCACTATGTCAAATAGTTCCTTATAAAAGAGAAGAATGGCATGCTACATATCTTGCATATCCTTCAAACGATTGGATTAAGAATAGAAGTGAATACACTACTAATCGTGTAGGTACTAAAACTATGGACGAGTTTGCAAGAGACCCAGCAACCTCAGACGAAACTAGAGGTCAAGAAATGGCAGTTGGTGGTTATCGTGTCGGTGGAATGCATGCTAATAAAGGCCCACTATATAAACAAGAGAATCCACCACCCGAGTGTCCTTATCATGTGAGTGAGGATTCACCCGAAATACAATTGGAGTTAGACTTAGAAAATGATTAGATTATTATTCCCGTATGTCTGTATTGAAAGAAACCTTTTAGAAGATGGTGCAATCAATGAAGACTATATTAAACTTCTCAAAGACTCTATGGACGGAATGAGAAAGAAAGACCCAGTCGGTAGAAATGTATCAAACCAATATACTGGTTGGCAATCAGACGATGGTTGTGAGAGTCACCCAGCATTTGCAAAGATAATAAGACTAATTAAAGACACTTTCAATAAAGAACTTTTGGATTGGACTGGACATGATATTACAAAACTTCAAATAACAATGGGTAATTCATGGGCAAACATAAACGATAATACAGCATGGAATGCTCCACACTTACACAATGGTTGTTGGTATAGTGGTGTATTCTATATCCATGCAGACGGAGACGAAGGTCAATTCATGGCAATCGATACTGCACCAAAGGTAGTGTCAGACTTCCCACATTCACCAAGAGAACAACAGTCATTCAGAATGGCACCTACAACTGGTAAATTGTTTTTATTTCCAAGTGCCTTAATGCATATGGTTGAACCAAATCTTACAGATAAGGATAGATATAGTATTTCATTCAACATGAACGTATCTTATTTGGGAGATAGAACCTCTGCATTCGGAGACCCTAAAGGTTATCACCCCGATGAACTTACCTTTACTACTGATGAAAACGGAACTTTAATTCATTTATTCCCAAAAACAGACATTAACAACTAACTGGTTTTCATAAATAATGGTATGGAAATAGTCGTATCACCTTATATCTTATGGAATGTCATAATGACAGTTATAATCTTACCCATAGGTTTCTTAGTTAGAAATGTTCTATCAGAACAAAAAAGAATTGATATCTTAGTCAATAAAACACGTGAAGAGATTGCAAGAGATTATGCAACAAGAGAACAGATTGAGGCAGATTTTCAAAGGATTATGGACTCAATTAACAACATAGATTCGAAGATAGACAGACTACAAAACAAAACCTATTTCCAAGATTAAAATCGTTATAAATAGTAGTATAACAGGAATACTACTATGGCAGAACCAAATTCAAAAGCAACCTTTAAAGAGTATATAAAAAGAAAACTTGGAGCTCCAGTTCTAGAAATCAACGTGGACGATGACCAATTTGACGATAGAATAGACGAGGCACTTCAATATTTCCGTGAATATCACTACGATGGTTCTATAAAGACGTTTTTAAAACACCAAATTACTCAAACAGAGATTGATTCATTTAAATCGAATGAAACCCATAACGCTGCGACAACTGGAACACAAGCAATCGCAAATCAGACATATGGAGAAGGTCAAAACTACCTAACACTACCCGAACATGTGTTAAGTGTAATCAATATTTTTCCTTTCAATTCGGGTCAGACTTCAAGTATGTTTGATATTCAGTATCAATTAAGATTAAACGATTTATGGGATTTAACTTCAACGAGTGTTTTATATTACTCACAAGTACAGTCTCATTTATCTATGTTAAACGACATATTGGTGGGTCAGATACCTATAAGATATAATATGCATTCTAACAGACTCTACATGGACTACAGTGCAAGTAAATTAAGTGCTGGGGAATATATCATTATAGAGTGTTATAGAAAGTTAGACCCTACAGATATGACAGATATTTTCAATGATATGTGGTTGAAGAAATATGCAACTGCATTAGTTAAGTATCAATGGGGTGAAAACTTATCGAAGTTTTCGGGTATTGCACTTCCAGGCGGGGTAACACTTGATGGTTCTGCAATGAAACAAGAAGCACAAGAAGAGATAACAAAATTAGAAGAAGAATCTAGACTGAATTATGAAATGCCAGTCATGGATATGATGGGGTAATTGAATGCCTACAAATGTATTTTTTAATCATGCAGTAAATACTGAACAACACCTATATGAGGATTTGGTTGTTGAGTCACTTAGAATGTATGGTCATGAAACTTATTATCTACCAAGAGAGATTGTAGAAGAGGATTCTATACTTGGAGAAGACGTACAATCAACTTTTGGTGATGCATATTCAGTTGAAATGTACTTAGAAAATACAGAAGGTTTCGAAGGAGAAGGAGACCTCATGTCCAAGTTTGGTGTCCAAGTACGAGACCAAGCAACTTTTGTATTATCATTAAGAAGTTGGGAAAGATTCATATCATTAGATTCAAACCTTGCAACTTCACTCAGACCCAACGAAGGAGATTTAATTTATTTCCCTTTAAGTGGTTCAATGTTTGAAATCAAATTCGTAGAACACGAAGACCCATTCTATCAAGTAGGTAAACTATTTGTATTTAAATTACAATGTGAATTATTTGAATACAGTGGAGAAGATTTCGATACTGGTACAGGTGCAGACCTAATAGAACTAGACCAAGCATATTCATTAGGATTAACAATGAATTCTTCTACTGCATATACTATAGGTGAAAATATAACTAAGGACGGAGTTGTTGTTGGTGAGGTTCAAACGTCACTAGGTAATGCAACAACAATTATTCATAATACTGCAACACTTACAGTCGGTGATACACTTGTTGGTGTAGATTCGGGTGTATCTGATACAATTGCAGCTATCAATGACGTATTGACTATGAATAACGATGGTTCTGCACAGAACTTAGACTTTGAAACAAAAGCAGATGGATACTTAGACTTCTCAGAAACAAACCCATTTGGTGAGGTTACATAGTGTTTGGAACCCATTTTTACAATGAGACAATTAAGAGAAGTGTGTCTATCTTTGGAACACTGTTTAATAATATAACTCTCAAGAAAACAAAAGAAGACGGAACTGTATTAAGTATTTCTAAGGTTCCTATATCATATGGGCCGAAACAAAAGTTCCTTGCAAGATTACAAGAAGAAGCAGACTTAAATGATAACAACAGAAGTGCTATTTCATTACCAAGAATGGCATTCCAACTTAATGGTTTTGAATATGACCCTTCAAGACAACAAAACAAATTGATACGTCATTCAAAATCTGAATTAGATACAGATAATGTAAAACGTTCATATCAATATAATCCAGCACCATACAATTTAAACTTTACACTTAGTATTCTTGCAAAGAATATGAACGATGCATTACAAATCGTAGAACAAATTTTACCATATTTCCAACCCGAATATACTGTTACAATGAAAATGATTGACAGTATGTCAGACACTAGAGACGTTCCAATAACTTTGACTAGTGTATCAATGGAAGATACATACGAAGGTTCGTATGAAGAAAGACGTGTTATAGAATACACATTAGAGTTTCAAATGAAATTATACTTCTTCGGCCCCGTTTACACTGGAAGTGTTATTAAGAATGTTATTGAAAGAGAATACATTAACACTGGTAGTGCAAACTTCACAACTTCAGAAATTGCAGAATCAGGTTTGATTAAAGAGGTTAAACACTATGAACCTGCTTTTGCAGAAATACCAAATGTGGTGTCCAACTCCACAACAATCACCTTTCCAACTGCAATAAATACAAAGATAAGTGCAAATGACGAAGTATTTGGAACAGGAAATGCAACCAATCCAACAGTAGTTTCAGTTGCAACTGATAAACTATCTATGGTAGTTTCGGGTGCAGTGACTATAGAAGCGAACACTACACTTAAATTTGTAGGTTCTGTTGACCCAGCAGATACATTCGTAGTTGCAGAAACAGTGACATTTTATGATGATGGTGCTAAAGAAAGTTTTAGTGAAACCAATGACAGTTAATTATGACAAAAGAACCAATAGACGATAAGTTAAACTCTCTCTTAGATATCAACACCGATATCAAAAAAGAAACACAAGTAGTCCAACTTCCTTCAAGAGCAGAGAATATGGACACGGACTATAAGTATGCCCGTGAGAACCTCTATAACCTCGTAGAACGTGGACAAGACGCTATTGACGGAATACTTGAACTATCCAAAGAAACCGAACACCCACGTGCATATGAAGTCGCAGGACAGTTGATAAAGACTGTAGCCGATACTGCAGAGAAACTACTAGACGTACAAAAGAAAATTAAGGATTTGGAGAAAGAGGACGAACAAAAAATAGGTAAAGTTGAAAATCACCTATACGTTGGTTCTACTTCAGAACTGCAAAAGTTTTTGAAGAAAGAAAAGAAAGATGGTTAAACCTACAAATGAAGGTTATCTTGGTAATAACCTCATAAAAAGAGCTGGTGTTGATTCAAAATACACCGATAAACAAATGGCAGAATACTTGAAGTGTTCTGAGAATCCTGCTCATTTTATAGAAAATTATACACAAATCATATCACTAGACGAAGGAATGGTTCCTTTTGAATTACGTGGATACCAAGAAAAACTAATCAATCACTATGACAAGAATAGATTTAGTGTCGTTCTTGCAAGTAGACAGAGTGGTAAATCAATCACTTCTTGTGCATATTTGTTATGGTTTCTATTATTTAAACCCGAAGTTACTGTAGCAGTTCTTGCTAACAAAGGTGCAATTGCAAGGGAAATGATTGCACGTATCGTAACCATGTTAGAGTCTGTTCCATTTTTCCTTCAACCAGGCGTGAAGATTCTTAACAAAGGGTCAATTGAATTTGCAAATGATAGTAAAGTCGTTGCAGCTGCAACTTCTTCAAGTTCGATTCGTGGTATGTCAATCAACCTATTGTATCTTGACGAGTTTGCATTCGTAGACGATGCAGAGACATTCTATACTGCAACATATCCCGTTGTGACCTCGGGTAAAGACTCAAAGGTTATTATTACCTCAACTGCAAATGGTGTGGGTAATATGTTCCATAAGATATATGAAAGTGCAATTCATGACCAATCAGAATACAAATCATTCTTAATCAACTGGTATGACGTGCCTGGCAGAGATGACGAATGGAAGAAAGAAACAATTGCAAACACTTCAGA